CCTGAAGACTTTCATATTCCCGAAGGTGAGGATGACAAATATATCCAAAAACTTATTGCAACAGCACAAAACGAACAAGAATTATTTGATGAAGGTTGGGTTGTTGATAGTGTGGAAATATTAGATGATAAAAATAGTTTTATTTCAACCAATCCTAACGGTCCAAGTATGGAAGATGAAAAAGAATATAACGTAAGATACAAATATATTCTTAAACCAGGAATTGCAACAAATCCTATTATTCCAACAACAAGAGATTTTTGTAAAACTCTAATCAACCGTAATTACGTTTGGAGAGTTGAAGATATGGACGCAACACAGAATGACTTTGGTCAATCTGCGATGGTATGGAGAGGTGGATACAATTGTCGTCACGTGTGGAGTAGAATTAAGTACAAAAAAGATGCAACAATTACAAACAAAGCGTCTGTTAATAAAGGTAAGGTTTTAGAAGGTGGTTTTCCAAATGATATTGACCCTGACCCAAGAGTTTTAGGTTATCCTGAACCAGATACGGTTACAAACAAAACGTTAGGTAATCCATCACCATCTACAATTAAGAATTTAGGTTTATCAAAAGAAAAAATGGAAATTATTCCTCCAAATGTAAACGTATATGGTTACCATACGAGATTCTTCCAAATATGTCCTGGCGCACAAGCTACCTTTGAACATCTAATATCTATGGATAATGATGATGATACCAAAGGAATGATTAGAAGTGCTGCACAGGTTGCTGATAATGTGTTTAGAATTGAGGATGAAGTAATCAAAGCAGAAAGTGCAACAGAACATCAATATGAAGAGGCGGTTATATTGGTAGACGACTTTAAAGATATTATTGGTGAGATAGATAAGATTAGTGGAATGAAACACGATATATCTTATATGGATGGTCATATTGACAAGATTGAGGAATATCTACAGGAAGATATGGGATATGATGTTAGTACAATCACAGGATATGTTGACCAAGGTATTAGAAAGAAAAAGAAGAAAAGAGATAACTATGAGTCTTATTCAGATTATCCTGATAGTGTTAAAAATAACGCTAAAGCAGTATTAAAATATGTTGAAGAAAACGGATGGGGTTCTTGTGGAACTGACGTGGGAAAACAGCGTGCAAACCAATTAGCTAAGGGTGAACCCATCTCGGAAGACACGATACGTAGGATGTACTCTTATCTATCAAGACACGAGGTAGACTTACAATCAAGTAAGGGATATGGTGATGGATGTGGTAAGTTAATGTATGATAGTTGGGGAGGTAAGTCAGCTCTAAGTTGGGCTGAGTCTAAAATCAACGCTATTGACAGAGAGAAAATGTCATCACAGAAGTTCCAAACTGATGATGAAAAACGTATTGTGGTTGGACCAGCTATGGTTCCTGACCTTAAAATATTCCGTAAGGATAAAAAGGGTAATCCATATTATGTTACATTCAAAGAAGACACAATCAAGATGATTGCTGACAAGTATATGAGGAACAAGTATATTGACAATAACGATACCGAACATAACGGTAGAGCCGCAGAAGATGTATATGTTTATGAAAGTTGGATTAAGGAAAGTCAGGAAGACAAATCAACCAAATATGGTTTTGGTGACTTACCAATTGGGACTTGGTTTGTTAGTATGAAGGTTCGTAACCCAATCGTATGGGAAAGAATAAAGAAGAAAGAATTAAACGGATTCTCGGTATCAGGATTCTTTGAAGAGATTGAACAGTTCAAGATGGAACAACAATTCTTAAAAGAACTTGCTGAGATATTAAAAGATTTATAGTCTAATAAATATAATTTATATTTCTATATATAAACCAATAAATAAAAAACAAATAAATACGTATGTCAAATCCAAAAAACGCTATTAGTCAAATTAAAAATTTGATGAAACAATATGGTTTCTTGAATGACGAACCTACTTTGCAATCTTTCAAATTAGAAGATAATACAATTGTTGAAACTTTAAAACTTAAAGCTGGTGAGAGAATTACCAAAGTTAATGACGAGTTTAACAGAGTAGCATTAGAGTCAGGTTCTTATCGTCTTGTAGAAAACTTTGAAATTGAAGTTAAAGAAGGTAAGATTATGTCAGTTAAAGAAATTTTTGTTGACGCAAAATTAGTAGACGGTACTGTTGTTAAGGTTGAAGGTGAAGAGGTAGTTGAAGGTGCAGCTGTTAAAGTTGTAACTGAAGACGCTGAACTTCCTGCACCAGACGGAGTACACGAATTAGAAGGTGGAATGAAAATTGAAACCAAAGACGGTGTTATCGTTAAGATTGAAGAAAAAACTGAAGCAGGTTACAGTTACAAAGAAAAAGATATGGAAGATGTTGAAGTTCCTGTCGAAGTACCAGCTGAAGTTGCTCCTGTTGCACAAGAAGTTGTGGAAGCAATTGTTGAAGCTTTAGTTCCATTAATGGATGAAGTGAAAGTTCTTGTTGAAGAAATGAAAAAGATGAAAGAAGGTATGAAAGAAATGAAAAATGACTTTAATGCTTTCAAGAAACAACCAGCAGGAAAGAAAATCTCTGACGGTAAAACAGATTTTAATAAAGAAGAAAAATTAGACTCAGTAGATGCAAGAATCGCTTCTATTATGAGTATGAGAAAAAAATAAAAAACATTTAAAAAAATAAGAAAATTATGAAAAATTATTCAAAACAAGATTTTGAGTACGTAGTAAGTTCAATTACTGGTTTTACAGACCAAACTTCTACTGAATTGATGATGAAAGCTTTAGTAGGTGGAACTACCGCTAAAGTATCTAATGTAAAATTAGGTATCAAAGGTACTCAACAAATTCAAATTTTAGACAGTACTCCAGCATTCCAAAAAGGTGCTTGTGGATGGTCTGCAAGTGGTACCACATCATTCTCTCAAATCTCTCTAACAGTATGTCCTGAGAGAATTAACGAATCACTTTGTCCTGATGCGTTATACAGCACTTATCAGTCATTACTTTTACAAAAAGGTGAGACTGAAGAATCAGTTCCGTTTGAATTACAAATTGCTGAATTGAAAGTAAAACAAATTCAACAAAGAATTGAACAAAAATTATGGCAAGCAACTACATCAGGTGGTGATTGCTTTAACGGTTTCAAATCATTAATCGTAACAGGTGCAACATCTGTAGCGGCTTCTGCATCAGGTACAACTTTCTCTCCAACTGCAGCTTACGGTTCAAATGGTAACCCAATCACTGAAGTAGATAAGTTAATCTCTGCTTTAGATGATAATGCACAAGCTATGGAAGACTTAGTAGTGTTTATGTCTTACGCTAACTACAGATTGTATGTACAAGCGTTAACTAAAGCTAACTTCTTCCAAAACTACATCGGTTCTTCAACTCAAATTGGTGGTGAAGCAAACGCTTTCGCGGTACATCCAAACTCAACAGTTAAAGTTTATCCTACATTAGGATTGAACGGTTCTGGTAAAGTTGTAATCGGACCAGCTCAGTATTTCGTAGTAGGTTTCGATGCTCTAAGCGACCACGAAAAATTAGATATGTGGTGGTCTCGTGATAACGATGAAATTCGTATCAGAGGTAACTACAACTACGGTGCAGCTTTAGTTACATTCAGTGGAGTTAACTACTTCGCAACAAACAACATCGCTTAATTAACGATATAGAAACAGGGAGGTGAAAGTCCTCCCAAATTTTAAAATAAATAAACAAAACAATTAATATAAAATAATATGAGTTGCTATATATCAGAAGGAATTTCTTTAAATCAGTGTTCAGATTCTATAGGTGGTATCCAAAAGATTTATATCGCTGGTGGTACAGGTACAACAGTGGGTGGTGTGACAGGTTTCACATATACCGCTGATGACAGTATCTCAGGTGCTACTAGTGCTACTGGTACAATCTTCTACGGATTTGAATTAAAAAGAGGAACCTCCCAACTTACTCAGAACATCCAAAAGTCATTTGAGAACGGAACCGTTTTCTATGAACAATTATTGGAGGCGGTAATGTATAAATACGATGCTTCAAAAAGAGCTATCATCGAAAACTTAGCACAAAAAGATAACTTACAAGTTATTGCAATTGACCAAAACGATACCGCGGTAATGTTAGGTCAAGTGAGAGGTATGTATGTATCTGCAGGTGCTTTAACTTCAGGTTTGGCGTTAGGTGACCGCAACGGCGTGAGTTGGACAATGACGGGCCAAGAGCCAGTTCCTGCTAGAGTTATTGATGGTACAGGTTCTACAGTTCTTGCACAATTGCAATCTGTTTTCTCAGGTGCTACATTCGTTGGATAAACTATCTTGATGATTTATTCATCAACTATCTATATATCCTACTAAAAGAGGGTCTTCGGACCCTTTTTTTTGTTTTATACCGATTCACTTTTACTTTTTTTATATTTACTATATATAGACAATAATATGCTTATACTAAATAAAGGACAGCAAAACGAATTAGTGTTAAACATTAACAATAATTCAAGAACAGATTTTACAGGTTATACTTTAACATTCACACACGTGGTTTCACAGGAAACCAAATCATATGTTATTAGTACATCAAATCCATTACTCTACGCAGAGAATGACAGGTATTGTGAAATTATATTGAACTTACAAAACTCAGGACAAGACTTAAATTATCTCGGTCAATATCAATTATATATTTATGGTAATGGAACCAATTTGGTTTATACAGGAATGGCACAATTAAATGGTTCAGAAGAATCAACACCATTCACTGAATATATTTCACCAAATGAAGATAATGAGAACTTTATATACATACAAGATTAATTATGAGCGAAGAAAAACAAAAATATCAATTAAGTAGGTCTAATTTTAGACAAGAACCAATCTTACCACGTTTCTCTGAATTATTTCAAAGAGTACCTTGGGTATATTATGGTGAAAATAACTTGATGCCACAATATCTAATTACAAGATATAACAATAGTGCTATCCATAAGTCAATTGTAACAAGTAAGGTAAATCAGATTATGGGTGATGGGGTTGTTTCATTAAATAATCCTATGGCCAGTATAAACCTTATCAATAAAAAAGAGAACGTTGAAGAGGTTATGAAGAAATGTGCGTTGGACCTTGTTCTATTTGGTGGATATGCGTTGAATGTAATTTGGTCAAGAGATAGAGAAACAATTGCTGAGATTTATCATTTAGACTTTAGTAGAGTTAGAGTAGGTAAAATTAACCCTGAAACAGATGAAATTGAAAAATACTATTATTCGGCTGATTGGTCAAACATTAAAAAGTTCCCTGTTGAAGAATATGATACATTTAATCAAGAAGATGGTGAACCATCTCAAGTCGTTTACTACAAACAATATCAACCAAGCAATAGCTATTATCCTAATCCAGATTATTCTGGTGCTTTGGCTGCTATTGAAATTGATGTAAACATTAAGGAGTTTCACAGTAACAATTTAAAGAATGGTATGTTACCATCACTTTGGATAGACTTTGTGAATGGTATCCCTGATGAAGAAAATCAAAGAATTATGACAAGAGCGTTGGAAGAACAATATTCTTCAGTTAATAACGCTGGTCGTCCAATTATATCTTTCAACGAAAGTCCTGAACTTTCACCAAGAATTACACAAATCCCTGCAAGTTCAAACGATGGTTA